TCATAATAATGATTGTACCTACCATTTCTATCTTCTTTTTCAATAGATGCCTCTACACTACCAGTGCTACAAGTATTAGTTCCGTTGTTAAGGTATTCGTTTTTAGGATATGCTGGTTTTGCAAACATAGTTAGACCTATGAATAATAAAATCAATATTGCTGTAAATCTGTAACTCATCCTGCAATACTCCATTGTTCATAAATCCTATCTATTTAAATCTTTAATATCGTAGCTGTGTTCTCTAACCTGGTCTGCTAGTTGTCTATATAAATTTTCTGCCATTTGCCATGTAGACTCCGCAGAAGTTAATCTTGTATTTTGATCTGTAATTTTTTCTTGAGCTGCAGTTAAATCTCTTTGAAGATTTACAATTTTATTTTGATTATCATTAATTGTATCTGTTAAATTAACAATATACTTAACGCCCGTAAATGTTCCGAAAAGTACAGAAGCTATTACGGGCACTAATACAAAATTCTTTTTAAATAATTCTGCTATATTCATTATTTAACGATGTAAGCTACAACAAGAATAGCAACTACAAGACATTCGATCTTGTGGTCTGACCAGTAATGCATAGCTTTACTTTTTAATTTATTAATCATTTTTTTTCTCCTCGATTTCATAGAAGAACTTGTCAGTGTCTTCAGTACGCCAAGCCCTGCTATCTTCTACATTCCATTCGTTAGTCTGCACTTTCCAGTCAGGAGTACTATCTTTCACCGTGAAAGAAGGTAGGTCCCATATACATCTATTGTTAGGTTGTGCTGCAAAATTGCCATCATCTAAGGCAATTATGTGAGCGCACTTATGTTCGTGCGGTATCTCTGAATGATCAGTGTCTAGTATATTACTATCTGGATGTGCAAAGTCAACGGTAAATAAATATTTACCTGGGTGCCATTTTTTATCTTTTCCGATATACTTACCGGCTTGTCCGTCTAAAATATCCCAACGATTGACAGAAGGATAATAAGAAAAACTATTCCAGAGCTGTAGTTCATCAAGTCGTCTTGCGGGCACTCCGGATGCATCAAATCCCTTTTGAATAAACGCGCTAATTGGTAAGCGATAAAATATTGCACCGTTTTCCATAATAGCATGAAATAATATAGCACGACCTGTAAGAGCGCTAAGACCAAACACAATGCAGTCTTCAACTTCTCCATGATGTTTTTTACAATCATATAAATACTCTCTTCTTATTTGTGCATAGGTTGCTGGTATGTTTGCATTTAAGTAAGCCATAATTTATCCTCATTTTATTGTACCCCAATTAGGACCAGATTCATAGTCCACCTTATTGGGTACTTCTAATTCTACTGCAGACTCCATAATATCTTTTATCTTATCTGCATTACCATCGACCGATATATCAAGTTCATCATGTACTTGTATATGCGGTATGATACCTTCCTTGTACAGATCAACCATAGCTTTTTTAGTCATATCAGCTGCTGATCCTTGTATTAATTTATTTAATGCTTTGTATGTAAAAGCACGTTTAATCATATTGGGTCCATGTTCTCGTTCAGCTTCTTCTTTGGGTAAAGCTTTGTGTACACCAAAATGTCTAGGCTCCCACAAATTAAATCTACATCTACGTCCAAGGTGAGTTCTAACTCTACCTTTGTCTTGTGCTCTACGCATTACACTTTCCATTAACATTTTAACAAAAGGTACTTTGTCATGATACGTTCTAAACAAATCTTCTGCATCTTCTTTAGATACACCAAGCTCTGCTTGTAATTTATTTTTACCCATACCATAAAACAAACCAAGGTTGATTGTCTTAGCTTGACTTCTTGGAATGTTAGCCATGTCAGCTACAATCCTGTGAAAGTCTGTGTCTGGTTCATCATTGTATGCATCTAAAACTTCCCCTACACCATAGAGTCCATCAAGACTGGCATAGTGTGTAACAAGACGTGGTTCTTGTTGTGAGTAGTCAAAGCAACCCCAAGTGTGTCCTTCTTCTGGAATAAACAAACTCCTGATCCGTGGTCCAAGTTCCTTGTTCCGTGCAGGAATCTGCTGTAAGTTTGGATTGTTGTAACTGAATCGTCCTGTTACTGTACCACCTTGATCGGATCTAATTTGATTGATCTCTGCATGGATACGACCTTTGTGTGAATGTTTTAATATTGTATCTATAAAAGTTGTGTGTGATTTATTAATCTCTCGTGCATGTGCTATGGCTTTTGCAACAGGATGTGTTTGATTCTGTAACCAATTTTTAGTGAAGCTTGGTGCTTCAGTTTTTAAAGTTCGTTCGTAAGGTAATTTTAATTTATCAAATACTTCGGCTATTGATCTTGCAGCCCATATCTGTACATCGATACCTGTTACTTTTTTAACTTCTTGTAAACATTTCTTTTCATCTGTTACTAATTCTTTTTTTAATTTGTGTGCTGCATCTACATCTACACGTACTCCTAAGAATCTCATGTCAACAAGACATGGAAATAATTCTGTTTCAAGATCAAAGATAGATTGTACATCTTCATCTAGTATTTCTTTTTTCATTTCTTGCCATAGTTTTAGAGTCAACACTGCATCTTGCTCGGCATATTCTCCAACATACATTGCAGGCAGTTTATACATCTCAGACTTAGCATCTATGCCCCAATGCGCTGCAGTTTCCTTTAATACAGCCTCGTTCTTGCCTATTCCGACGTAATCACGACCCAAACTACCTAAATCATATCGAAAGCGATTCTCGTCTACGAGAGAGCCAGCAATCATGGTATCTACTATTCTACCCTCTATTTTAAGGCCCATAGCCCTAATCCAACATACATCGTACATTGCATTGTGAAATATTTTAATAGCAGGTGTTTTTAATACATTTGTAAACCACTTCATAACCATTTTAATATCCATGTTACCACCGCCTTCGTGTGCGATAGGATAATATCCAGACCAACCTTCTACAGCTACAGCTATTCCAACTACATTACCATTACCAACAACTGAACCAGATCCTTTTGATTTTAAATCTGGGTCTTTGGTTTCTAAGTCAATTGCAATCTCATCATACTTTGATAAGTCTGGAAAAGATTCTGGTGGTACCCACTCAGTTTGAGGTTTAAATACAGGTTTCATGAATAGTCTCTTTCTAAAATCATTTCTAAATAATGTATTGCTTTATTTATGTCTTCTTCTTTCCCCTTTGACTGATGTCGACATATATATTTTATAGCATTACCTTCTGCAAAAAGCAATTTATTTTCGTTTATAAACTCTGCAGGTTGTATCTTCATTTGTTTATAATGTTTTCCACCAACTTGATTGTCTAGTGAATCGTATGTTGCTTTTTTAAATAGGTCTTTGTTTGTCATAGATTGTATGCCTTCTTTGTTTGTGGTTCGATTATATATAAGTTTTTCTCTGTTCTTGTGCAGGCAACATAAAACAATCTATGTGTATCATCCGGATCTTTTTCATAATCAATGAATGCTGCATTAGCCAAGTCTGTTATTACAACTACGTTTTCTCTTTCATTACCCTTAACGCCATGTATTGTTGATATACTAATTCTAGGATTGCTATCTAAATTTTCTCCTGATCTAATTAATTTTTTTATTTTATATATATCTTCATCACCTATTTCATTTAATGCTTCATCCCATTCAGTTTCTGTTTTAAGTCCATACTTTTCTTTTAATGTATCAATGTCGTAGAACCCTTCTTTAATTATTGTTTTAAATAACTTTGGATCCCAATTATCTTTAGTCATCTTTGCAGCAATTTTCTTGATATCATTATAGTGTAGAGGTACACCTTTTTTTAAATCATTCCATTTCTGTATAATCTCATATATATTTTTTACCCTTGGCACTGCATTTCTTCTCTGCCAATACAATTCTTTTTCATCTAATATGTTTCCAATACCTGCTAACATGTAGTTAGCTTGTGCTAATACTAACCATCTACCTGTTGAAAAATCTACTTCATGTAGATCATCACAGTATTTAACAGATCCCTCTTCTTTTTTTGGCAACCATTCTTTCTCTACTCTGTTGTGTACTTTTTTTATTATCTTGTTTGCTAATGCAAAAGGTTTTTGTGGTACCCTTTGTGATTGATCTAACACAGTTCTTTTACCTTCTAGATTTATAAATGTACTAACGTGTGCACCATTCCATCTGTATATGGCCTGGTCATCATCACCTGATATGTATGAGTCTTGACACTTTTCTTCTATCTTCTTAACTAATCTCCATTGTACTAAACTTAAATCTTGTGCTTCATCCACAAACATAACTCTAAGTTTTGGTGCTTCGCCACTTGCTATAAATTTTTCTAACATATCTGGAAAATCAATTAGTCCATGTTGTTCTTTGTATCTTTCTAACTCTTCAACTATAATTTCTAACTTATCTAATTGTATTTTATTATTGTTGTGTAAATTATAAAATTTTATTGGGTCCATTTCTTTTGATCGTGCTAAGTTTATTAACTGTATGTATGGATCTGGAGAATAAAATATACCCTCATAGTCTTCGTCTTGTCTTGCACCTTCTAATTCTATTTGCATCTTTTCTGATAGTTCTTTGTAGTGCTTTGGTTGCATCACTTGGTTTTTATTTATACCAAGTTGATTAAAACAAAATGAATGAAGGGTTTGAAAGTATGGTACATCGTTGTAAGATAGTTTAAATTTATCTACTGCTCTTTGTTTACCTTCTTGTGCAGCGTTCTTACTAAATGTAAAATAACCAATCTTATCTGGTGGTGTATTAGTTAGAAACTTTTCTATGTGTCCAAGTAGAGTATGTGTTTTACCTGTGCCTGGAGGACCATAAATTACATGACGCATTAGTAGTTCTCTTTCTTAAATGTTTTTGGTTTATATGTTTCTATTTTTTTATCAAATCTAGCTACAACAAATACAGATAGTTTTGTTTTACCTACACGTTTAGTTGTGCAGTTTAAATCATCTTTTAACATCTGTGATGTTCTTTGGTATGGAACTCTCCAATGTTTTCTTGATAGATAATTGTTAAAGAAGTTATCAAATACAAAGTGATGAAAACCATCTTTAGTATAAGTACCACCATTACGTAAGTCTTCGTAGTCATCTTTTTGTATTCTGTTTACACAATAGTCTTCTAGATAATTATTTAATATATCTTTTGTGCTTGTACCTTCTGCAGGTTCTGTGATCTCTGCATTAGTTAATAATGCAGTTGTAACTTTTTTCCAGTCACCAACTTTTACTGTTGGAGGATTTATTCTTAATTGTTTAATACATTCTTCTTGAAATAAAACTTGATTAGCTAAATGTTTTGCTGAGTCTAAATATAATCTTTCACCGTCAACGTTCATGTAATAGTAAGGTTCTTCTAAGTTGACTACTTGCAGGTCTGTTAGACTTGGAAACACAGGTTCTTGACCTATACCAAATTTTCTTTTCTTACATAATTTTTTATCACACAAACTACACATGGGTTGGTCATTACATTTGTAACCCCACTCTTTTTTATCATGTTGTTTTATAATTATTTGTACTTCTGTGTCTGACAATGGTTGTTCCATTGCTGACTCATTAAATATCATTACTTTTGTTTTCCAATTTTCAGGCCACTTAGATTTTGCATATACACCATAATGAAATAGTGCATTGTTTCTACCACCTTCACCAATTTTATTTTGTGCCATAAGTTCTATACATGGTGGTCCATCAGAATACGGAGTCTCTGGTCTTTTAATTTCTATTGCGCTTATGTCTTGTTGTTTATGTCTTTCGTAGAGTTCAAAAAAAGCATCTATACTAGCAGCTTCGCCATCCTCCATAAAGGCGTATCTTGTTGTTTGACCACAATTAAAGTATGGTAAATTTAAAAAGTTTCCTGTATCATCTTTTGATTTTAATTCTCTTTGTTTAGGAAATACTTCTGATCCTCCATAACCTAATACAGATCTAATCTCATTTAATTTATCTTGCATCAAACCTG